GTCGGTGCAGTGAACTCACTGGCTCGGTTTGCCCTCGGACCTTACGGTGCCGAGTTCAAACAAACATTTTCACAAAAACATCCTGAGTATTTCAGTTTGTAATTATTTGTAATTTCGTTTGAACGGTTGCGATTTCTAATCAAATTGCAGGTGGCTCAATTCCCGTTGTAACAATCGGAACAATTGCTGGATTCACTGGATTGATTGTGGGAACTGAATATTTTGTCAGTTCCGGCGGTGCATTAACAATCACTCCTCCAACCAGTGGATTTACACAAGTAATGGGGATTGCAACATCAGCAACTGAGTTTTTAGTAAACATGAGACTTCCACTCGGAGTATAAAATACAGTCGGATGTTATAAACTATAACAAGATATAGCACTGACAGAATTTTACCCATGCCCGAAAAGAAGCCATTAAAAAACGAATCTGGAAAATTAATACCATTTAGTTCAGGGGACTTCACTGGTGTCACTAATGGTGGTACTGGTAGAACTTCGCTGTCTGCTGATTACACAATCCTTGGTAATGGTTCTAATCCAGTACAACTAATAAAAAATAATTTGAATGCAACCACTGCACCTACTGTCTCCGATGACGCATCTGTTGGTTACGCTAAATTTTCTCGCTGGATTGATAATACAGCACTAATTGAATATATATGCATTGACTCAAGTGTTGGTGTAGCACAATGGATTAATAATGGTGGTCCTACTGGATCACAGGGGCCTCAGGGAGATATTGGCCCACAAGGTAGTGTCGGAAATATCGGACAACAAGGAAATACTGGATTGACTGGACCGCAGGGATTGACTGGACCTCAGGGAATCAGTGGACCTCAGGGAATCAGTGGACCTCAGGGATTGACTGGACCGCAGGGATTGACTGGACCTCAGGGAATCAGTGGACCTCAGGGAATCAGTGGACCACAGGGATTGACTGGACCTCAGGGAATCAGTGGACCTCAGGGAATCAGTGGACCACAGGGATTGACTGGACCTCAGGGAATCAGTGGACCTCAGGGATTGACTGGACCGCAGGGATTGACTGGACCTCAGGGAATCAGTGGACCTCAGGGATTGACCGGACCACAGGGAGAACCATCGAATTCCGATGAAAATAATATAGAAACATTCCCAATATCAATGGCAACTGATCAAGGGGGAACGTTTGACGGAACTTACTCACATGTAACAGGTTTATTTGTGCCTTATTCTACAGGGATAGATACTATGGCATGTTATATCACACAAACTGGGTCAGATAGCCTCTATTTGGCAGTTTATGATTCTTCACTAAATCTTGTATGTCAGACAAGTGCGTTCACGCCTTCATCAGTAGGTATTGTATCAGCACCATTAACTTCAGTATGTTCGTTAACTAAAAACCAAAGATATTACTTCTATGTTGGCGGTAATGCAAATGGATGTCAATTGTTACTTGCAAGCGGTATGTATGCATCTAATGAACCATTTTTAGCTAAAGAAGATCAAAATCAGGCAACGCCACCAGCAACATTCGGTGGTTCAAGCGACAGCAAACGTTTTTGGATTATAGGTTATAAAGCCTAAAGGTAGACTATGAAAAATTATAAAATCGTAAAATTGACTAATATCACTCAGACAACTTTATGTGGGATCGAACCAAATGTTACAATAGGCATCTGGAATAATCGCATATTTGTATCGGCATATAAGTGGGAAATTAAAGATCACATAATTAATGGTGATTTTATTTGTCATGATGCTGAGTATATTGAGGTAAATATCCATGATGCTTTGTGTGACATTGATGATATGATTCAAGACACGTTTAGAATTGCCAGCGATGAATCATTTAATATAGAGGTCGGTAAAGTTATTGTTAACCGATTCAAAGAAGATGCTATTAAACATGGAGTAGATCATAGAGTATCTCCTATTGTTTTTGCTAAAATGCAATCAGTATTCGATCTTTTAATGGCTGGAATGTTCATTGAAGCTAACGAAGAGTTACAAAAATTACCAAATGATAATTTATTAACACAAGATGTTAAAAATTCATATTCTCAACTCATATCTTGTTCGAATGCCATAGTAACTAATATTGATACGCCTTTAGATACTGGCATTGATTCGATTGCAGGTACATACAAACAAGTAGAAGTCGATATGTATGGTCGAATAAAGTCTGGTAGTAATCCAGATACTAATATTGCTGATGTCAATGGCTTACAAGATGCATTAAACGCTAAAGTTAATAACTCGGCTATTGGCCAGAATAATGGAATTGCTTCCTTAGATGCTACTGGCCGAGTGCCATCTACGCAGTTACCAAGTTATGTTGATGATGTGATTACATTTGCAAGTTACTCTAATTTACCCACAACAGGTGAAGATGGTAAGATTTACATCACAATAGATAGCAATTTAACATATAGATGGAATGGTTCTGGATATACCGAAATCAGCCCTAGTTTAGCACTTGGCGAAACATCGTCAACTGCTTATAGAGGAGATAGAGGCAAGGCTGCTTATGATCATTCGCAAACATCAGGTAATCCCCATGGAACGGATTTTAGTGAATTAGAGAACAAACCCAATACATTAGCAGGTTATGGTATAACAGACGTATCAATCAATGATATCTCCGGATTGCAAGATGTGTTAAATAGTAAAGCGGATGATACAGATTTAGATGAATATCTACCGCTTACAGGAGGTAATGTTTACGGAAATATCAATGCCTATAACTTACTTGTAAACAATAAACAAGTAGCTACCCAAGAATGGACAACTTCACAAGATTATATTACTAAAACCACAGCAGATTCGTCATATCTAGATTCAACGTTAAAAGGGATTCCAGATGGGGTGGCCGAGTTGGATTCTACAGGTAGAGTGCCTTCCACTCAATTACCAAGCTATGTCGATGATGTAGTTGTCGTAGAAAGTTATTCGTCTCTCCCAACAACAGGTGAAAACGGTAAAATTTATATTACCTTAGATACTAATCTTACTTATAGGTGGAATGGCTCTGGGTATACCGAAATCAGCCCTAGTTTAGCCCTTGGTGAAACATCGTCAACTGCTTACCGTGGTGATAGAGGCAAGGTTGCTTATGATCATTCACAAACATCAGGCAACCCACATGGAACGGACTTTAGTGAATTAGAGAACAAACCTAATACATTAGCAGGTTATGGTATCACTGATGGTGCCGAAAGATATCACGCATTTTTTGATCCTTCATTTTTCGGTGAAGGGACTACATCTTTATATGGCCATGTACGAAAAGCACAATACATGACTATCGATGGTAATGATGTAGTACCTTCAAGCTTAATGTATCAAAATGTGGTGCAAAGATTTCACATGGCTTCGCTTGGATCTGGTACAGCAGGTTGGTTAAAAGTATGTTCACTAACATGCGTTGGTGGTTATACAAATGAACCGATAACGATCACTTTATCTAGACGTGGAGCAAATAAAACATGTCGGTTAACGATACGTTTCCAGTCCACTAATGCACTGAATCCTTATGTTGAATTAGCCACCTATGAAGGTCAAAACTATGGAGTATATTACCATAAGAGAGAAGAAGGTACGTATGACATATACGCACAGAAAGGTGAGCCTTATGATAGGTGCCACATAACCGAGTTCAAGAGCCCGTACAATATCAAACTAAATTCCGAAAATGGTACTGTTGCTACTCCTCCTACGGGGTCAATATCTTTCAAACAAGCTCCGTCAGATTATTCAAAAACTGGGAGACTTACATCGGAGGATTGGAATAGTTTTACTGAGGTAGGTATTTATAATGTCGCTGGTTGGAGTGGTGCGAACGGACCAACAATCAATGGTGTACAGGCTTATAAGTGGGGTTTTTTAGTAGTTGAGGCATTTCAGGGCACAGTAATACAAACATACTACCCACACCAAGCTGGTATGCCGTACTATCGACAATCATGGGAGGGGGGAGCATTTGCTGGCTGGAGCACTACGCCTAAGATTGGAGCTGGCTTGGCACCATCAACATCATTTGTTTATCAAAGTATATCAGCATCGAGAAATGATAACAATGCAATTTATTTGTGTTACTAAGGAGTTATAATGCCTATTTATAAAGGAACAAGCTCAAACCCTTTACAACAAATCCATGTAGGGGGTAAGGAATGCTGTGTGTTTAAGGGTGATACTTTAGTGCACCCTGATTCAGTTATTCATTCGACAACTGAAACTGGAGACTATTATTTCCCCAATGCATATTTCAATGGCTCTCAGAATCGTATATATAAAACCTTACAGCAAGGATATAACCCTAAGTCCTATAATTCGGGGGCTAACGTTGAATGGAAGCAATATGGGGGGCTTTATTATTTTGATATATCTGTACCTGCTTATTATGATATAGTCTGGCGAGCAACATATAGAAAACCATCAGGTGGCGGTGCTTATGTAGGACTTAGGGTTCATAGATATTCATGGGACTCTGCGAATAATAGATACACTAATGAGTATCAATTAGGGGCTTCATCTAATACCTTAGTGCAAGCAACTCCAGTAGAGATTGAATTGGTGTGTAGAAGGCAATACTTAAATGGTGCTAATGCTTTGTTATTTACTAGCAACTTAGGCGATAGCACAGTTTTAGAATCGAGTGCAATTGCTATGATAAATAAGGTAGTTTAGGTACAACGAAGTTTGGGCATAATAAAAACTCATTGGTCAAAAATGACGATATTTACTTAACTATATAAACTATTTATAAACACTTTCAATTAAATATAATGATCCTTGCCAAATTAGTAGAAACCCATGTATCTAACTCGAAGAATTTGAATTCGAATGTAATATTCCATCTATTGCGGGAAGCCAACGTAACCGTTGAATCAACTAAGGTTAACCAAAAATACAAAGATGAGATCATATATGATCTCGGTCGTGTGAATCGCTGTTAAACAAGTACATTGAGGGGAGACAAAAAGCGACTCGAATGAGTCGCTTTTCGTATTTGCTATTGGATATTATTATTTATCAGTTGTCATTTGGCCATCGTAATCAGATTTCGTGATAGGATCAGAACCAATTGCAGATGCTGTAGAATTCAGGGTCCAACCTTGTTTCTGAAATGCGTTAATGATATCATTTACATTCATTTCTACCTTATCATTTACTTCCTTCTTAACACTGTCATTATCCTTTCCATCATGGCGTTCGACTTCATCATATTCCATGCGATTGTAATTTCGATTGTTCGGACGACCCGGAGTACCATATAGTGGATCTTCAGGGATGAACTCATCCTGAATCTCAGCCAATTTATGATAGTCATGATTCTGGAATTGCTTGTATGCACGTTCCTTGAAATCATCACTTTGTTTACCTACGTCACCGATACGTTCAACGTTACGTTGAACATCAGACCAGAAATCTCGGTGTTCATGTCTGATTAAGAAATTATTGTTTGAAAAGATCGACATAATGTTACCAATAGTACTTTTCTATAGTTTATACAAAGCACTATTTCAACTGTTCAATCTTCTCAGCATATGCAGCAAGGGCTTTCACAATGGGAGTTCCAACCTTTTTCAACTGAGGAGCAAGTCTCTCATGAGTGGTGGGAATCCAGTACTCAACATCTCGGAGAACTTTGATTGCATCCTGAATCGATTTAATTGCAACACCGATTGCATACACTTCATTATCGCTACCAGCGGATGTACTTCTATCAACCGAGTTAAATGCATCAAGGGCACCTGACATAAGTTCTACATTTTTACCAGCAGTTCGGTAATCAATTCCGGGTTCCTGAGATGCTTCATACATCTGCTGTTGAAACTGTTGTTGTGGGTTCCGTTGCTGATTTGAGAAATTCTGGATATTATCCACATCAACAAATCCCTGATTGATTGGTCGATACTGTTGCTGTTTTGGATTAGCGTATGGATTAGCGTATGGATTATGTCCTCCCCTACCTTGTGGTATATATGGCATATCACCACCATCGATCATAGGATCGTATTCAACTTGAGAAAGGTCAGCGTCATATACAGGTTGTGCGGCTTCTTCCATATAAGAAGCGTTTGGGTCGAAAGTAATTTTCTTTTTGGCCATTTTATGGTACTCCTAATTTACCAGAGTTTATACATAAAATATGTTTTTGAATTCATACATATAAAAAAAGAACCTTGGGCTAAGCCCAAGGTTCAGAGAAATGAAGACTAAAACTAACTTGCAACTAGTGAGAATCAACTTATACGTTGATGTCTCCTGTATCACCCTGAGGACTGAGACATGCGTCAGCGGAGTTCTGGATACCACCAAGGTCCTGAGGCAGGTTAGGGTCATAAGTAGCACCGCTAACTTCCCAAGGATAAACGTCAGCAGCACTGTTGATGCCAAGGATAGCACTGTTGATGTTAGCGAATTCAACCTTGCGGTAGAACTGACCTGCACCAAGCAAGTTAGCTACGATAGCGTAACGGCTCTTAACGATCAAACGTGGAGATCCATCTTCCTGTCCAGCAGTCTTAGTGAAGATGTAAGGGATGTAAGGCATGAAGATGATACCAGATTCACCCTGACGAGGACCCTTATAACCAACGAGGGCATAAGATTCTTCAGCATAGATGTCACGATATACCTTGATACCACCACCGAGCAATACACCAGCTTCTGCAACACCGCCACCGGGCTGAGTGTTCATGTCAGATTGCATGTAAGTAGGGATGTAAATACCGTTGTTCAGAGTAGAGATTGCAGCAACAACGTCAGGGGAGCAAATTGCGAAGTTTGCAGAACCCATACGAGAAGTAACAGCGATCTTCTGAGCTACAGCCAAGATAGTGTTAACGATACCACCAGCGATACGTTCAGCAGCCCAACGACCATCAACTGGAGCGAGGGTAGAAGCCAAATTAACTGGGATAGCGGTTTCACCACCGAGACCAACAGCGGTAGCAGCAAACTTCATTGCAGCCAAGATTTCACGGTCAATTTCCTGTTGGATTTCGAACTGAAGAGCTTCAAGAAGAAGAGCTTCGATGTCCTGACCATGAACGGCAGCAAGGTCTTGCTGAAGTTCAAGAGTGTAGTGAGACTTGATGGCACGAGTACCAACAATCACAGAACCTTTAATAACTTTGATAGAAGCTCTCTTGATACGGTTTCCACCAACGGTTGTGCCGTCAGTTTCGAAAGTATTCAGAGTAGTTCCATTTTCCATGTAGTTAGAAAGGAATTCACCTTCGGCGGTAGACCAAGGTGCACCAGTTCCGGGTTGAGCACCAGTGTGGTCGGTGTCAAGGTCGAAACCAATTTCTTTCTTCTGTCCATTACGGAAAGTACCAGCCTTTGTAGTGCCGTCATAAAGATAACGGAGAGCAAAGTAGATACCCTGTGGAGTGGTGGTAGGGATAACAGCAACAGTGTTCATCGCAAGCAGTTCAGGGAACTGACGGCGAATCAAAGGAAGTGCATACTGTTGGTAAACTTCTACGTCACCAGTAACGTTTGCAGATTCAGGAAGGAAGCCCTTGTTCAATCTAACTTGGTTTTCCAAAACAGTTGCCATAACAGATGCCTGTGTCTGGCTCTTGATTGGAGCACCGATGTCAGATTCGAGCACAGGTGCCCACTTCTGGATCAAGCTTTTTCTTTGTACCTTTTTCATTTTCGATATACCTCGTAATAGCAAGTGCTATCATTAGTCTTCATATAGTGTTTATAGCCGAATTTCCGCTATTTTTATGAATATCCGGTAATCTGCATTGAAAATGAAAAAAGGGCACTTTTGGTGCCCATATGTGTATGTAATATAGAATTTTGGTTATTAATTGGCGATTATTTGTAATTTTCGATAATTCTATGAATTATCAATCCTTACTGGAAATTATATCCGAAATCACGGAACTCAGCAATCTTATTCATTGTTTCAATAGCTTCACTATCGACACCAGCACCATAAGATTCAGTTAGTGCAACCGAATTATCAAGATCAGCCTGAGTTACGTTAGGCGAAGAAGCCGCACGTTGTGACTTCAGTCCACGACCAAGACTCTCGAATACTTCACTTCCCTTTGGGACACGTCTACCTTCATCGATTTCAGCCAGTGCATCACGAACCTGATCCAGATTGAGATCACCTGTGTAATTATCGCCTTCAACCGAATCAGCAACCAAATCAGTGAAATCACCACTAAGGAATGCTTGAATCGCTTCGTCATCAATTTCACGGATGTCTTTATCTTTGAAAGTTTCGATAGCAAGATCAACCACTTCAGGCTTCATCCCATGAAGTTTAGTGTAGATAAGATTTTTCTTCATCTCATCATCCAATTGATCCTTGATCGCTTCACGATCTTCGTAAGACTGTTCGAGCTTTTCATCCGCTTTCTTGAGCTTTTCTCTAAGCTCCTTAGTCTTTTCAGTTGTAGTGATACCTGCACCTTCAAGAAGATTTGCAATATCCTTCACAATGTTATACAGTTTCTGATTGACCAGATTCCCTGTATTCGCACGAGCACTTTCAACAACCACGTTACTAACTTGCTTATCGAACTTATCTGTGAGGTTCTGAACCAATTCTTCGAACTTACGTGCATTATCAGACTCGATGGATTCCAACTTGGCATCCATTGATTCATTAATCGATTTTTCAATTGAGGAAATCGCTTCGGGCGACAGAGCCTTCAATTGTTCGTCAGAAACCACACCTTTTAATTTGAATCCCATCGTTTACTCCTTAAAGGTCGCCACTGCGTCTCATGTCAGTGATGCAGCTTTCGAATGCAACCTTGTCAAATTTCTTGAACCCAACCATGACATCACGGTTATAAAGCATTTCTCTTCTAGCAATGTTAACGGATTCGGTGAGAATCTTTGCACTGGTAGACATGAGGGCTTCATACTTAGGCTTAATCAAAGCCTTGTCATCGAAAGATGGGTTACCAACAATATCAATAGTAATCAGTCGATAGTCATCAGCCACTTCATAGTAACCCATACCAGTATCGATTACAGAACCAGCACCACGCAAAGAATATCCGGGGACATATCCAGCTTTGATAAGAGCTGCGATAGCCTGACCCGCTGGATGATCCTCAACGATAACCATCTTACAGTAAAGGTTCTTTCCTTCGAATCGAAGTTCTTCAATCAGAGCACATGTCTTCATGAGATTCATTTCGAATACAGAATAATCCTTACCTTCACCTTCTGGAGTCAGACGTGGATGGTTAAGTTCGGCAGCAGCACGACCCGTCTTCACGAATTTCTCATTGAATCTAGCTACTTCAGCTTTCAATATATTCAATGGATACGAACGACCATTAATCCCCGGAATGTCACAAACGATTGCAATACCTTCTACTTTCAGACGTTTTACTTTCTTACCAGCAAGGTCAATAGCATCTTCGTACATCACGGAGGTCTTAAATTCAATTTCTTCCTGAAGAAGATTTCCGATTGGCTTAGACATTTGTCTCCCCCTTAAAACTTTCGGTAATAATATCCATGATATCATCTTCCTTTTCAGGAATAATACTTTCAGTCAACTCTCGTACTAAATTCTTAACACGAGTTTCATCATTAGCCATGAGACCGCTAACTAAAGCTTTGATCCGTTTTTTATTATTACTCTTCATATATCCTAAGTTTATAATTTATCGAAAAATTACTACTCATCTTCCTCAGCAAGCTTTCTCTCGGTTCGGATCTGCTCACGAATCTGCACTATTTCAGCATCACTTAGCTTCAATCCTTTACGTAAAGCGTATTCAACTGACAGTACACCACCTACATTTTCTTCGGTTTTAACATTCTTCATAATCTTGTCGAATGTATCGAGGTTGGTATTCATGACCTCAGCATCAATGAAGTTCTGGAAAGCGTTTGCCTTATTGAATATTATACCGAAATTTTCTTCAAGCTTAATGTCATCAGAAATTTCAGGCATTGTGTTCAATACCATGACGAACAATCGAGTAAGAATTTCATCTAAAGGAATCTGGTAACGTTGCACCATACGAGCAAAGGCGATTTCTGCTTGAGTTACTTCCCCGATCTTACCGTTACTGAAATTCTCACCATCGCCCTGCAATGCAGTAATACGACCCGGAGGAACCATCATAGCATTTACAAGGTTACGCTTGAAATACTTAAGATCTTCGATGTTTCCAATGTTATCACCGCTATCTAGACGCTGAATATCGGAACCTTGGCTCTGACTGCTAGTTGAAATGAAGAAATGTTCACCCAGACCAATCACACGCCCAGCATTGGTGATTTCACCTGTTGCTGTATTATAGTCAACACGACGAGAGAAAATCTTTGCTTGGTCTTTCATGTGCTTTTCAGCTTTAGGCTTAGGCATAAGACCAGTATCGATCTTGAAAATGAGTTTCTCACTACCCCATTGGATACGATACATCGTAATGGAGTCTTCGATTGCATTCAACTGATTGAATGCCTTCACAGCGAATTCAAGAGGGGAACGAGGGTCATTGATATTACCCGGACCAAACATGTCAAGATCTGCATATAGAATCTGATTGGGAGAGAAATCGATGTAGTTCTTACCACCAGTCTGTGTAGCAGAAGTATATACACCTTCCAGCATCTGACGGTATCCAACAATCAATCCATCCTGAACAACAATAATCATGTTCTGTGACGGAAGCACATTCACACCAACAATTTTATTTTCGGCTTCACTGTAAACTACTTCAAGGAACAAACGTCCTTCTATGAGAAGTCTACGCATAAGTTTCCAGCCAGATTTATCGAAGTTCAAAATTCGTTTCAGAACTTCACGTCTGAATGTTCTATGTAGACGAAGTCTAACAGATTCACCGATTTCAGCATCTTGGTCAACACGTAGCGAACAGATTTCACCTAAATCATCTTTGTATATACCTTCATCGCAAATCTGGTTGAGTGCTTCTGATACTTCGGAGCGACCAGCGATTCGGTAATACTTCATTACACGTTCACGATTCTTTTTCCAGTAAAGGTGAACTTGGTTTTCGGCAGTAACTTCAACTGCTCGGTTTGGATCTACGTTAGACGGATTGACTCCGAGTGTAGGAGCAAACGAACTATAACCATCAGGAGATAAACCATTGGGATATGATAACTGAGCACTACCCTGACCAATAATATTGCGGGATATTTCTACTTGACGATCAGTTTCATCCCTGTTGAACATCCTGTCGAAAACAGGACCCTTAGGGTTAGCAAGTCCGTAATCTCTTGCTCGTGTCAATATTCGGGTAGCTAACGTATCCTTTTCGGTCTTTTTCTCAATTAACATTTAGATATCCAATATGTACTTTATAACATAGTTTATATACTACGCCTTACTAAGCACATTTTTCTACCTAAAAATTATTTTAATACTTCGAGATTTGCCGCATTTTTGGCGATTTCCTGACCTACTTTCAACAACGCAGATGCATTCCTATAATTATCCAAACTGAGTAAACCACGTTCCATTTCAGGGTCTAATACTTCAATGCGGATATTTGGCGTAATCGGAGAATTAAGAGCGGCTCGTTTTAGTTCATTCGCAGCTCGAATTTCTTTCGGAAGATAAATCTTGATAATCTGATCGATGTTATTCCACTTCGATACCGATTCATAATCACCTTCTTTATAGAATCCCTGACCACATCCTAGATTGAGAATATATCGATCATCTTCACCCCAACCAAGTTTCGGAGTCTCAATTGCCGCTGATACAGAAGTGCTATTAAACAGACCCATCGCACCATCAGTATAAACCGCATTATGTTTAGGATCATTACATTTACCAAAATACGTGATAGCGGCCATTGAGTACAACACAACGTCAACTAGATTTCGATCAGCGTACCGATCTTGCCATGAAGTAAAAAATTCGTATTTTTTCTTAATTGCATCATAGGCAGCACACATGAACTTGGTCTGATTGATATCAGTGATACAAGTATCTGCTCCATAATTATCAATAAGATGTCGCTCGATATATTCTCTATAGTACTTTGGTTTGGTTATGTATTGCCACGGTCTGAACCACCGAATACGCTTGGTGAAAATCTCTTCACCATAGACCATATACAGATCCAACATGACTTGAGCAGGAATACCGAGTGCAAGTCCCGCACCTAAAATTGTTCCAGTTGATGTTCCCGAAATTAGGTCGAATAACTCGTTTATCTTTTTACCCGTCTGGCGTTCTATTTCAACACACACAGCAGCGGGTATTATTCCTTTTATTCCACCTCCATCAATACAAAGGATTCTACGTTTCATAATAAATTACCATTCAAATAACACATAAATAGTTTATACGTAAAAAGCCGAATCAATTATTTGATTCGGCTTTGATTATATTCCTAGTTGGATGATAGTTACTGGGGTCTAGCGGTATTCGCCACCGCATCTGTCCAATTCTGTTTGAAATCGGTGATTAACTCTTTTATTAGCCTACCATATGATTCTTTATCACCAGCAAATTTTTTTCTGATTAACTCTTTGGTTGGCTCAATCAATCCAGCGGCACTTGGTGCAATTTGAGGTTCGGGTGCTGTTTCAGCGGATTTTGTCTCAGCAGCTTTCTTTTCTTCCATCTTGGTGCGATACCATTCCTCGAATTCGTCTTTCGTTCCACCAAATTTTTCTTTGAATTTCTTATACAAATCAGCAAGACCCGCTTCAGTAAGAGCAGAAGGTTTATGTATGAATGGCGTTCCAGACTCAACTATTACACGATATCCATGTTCGGATATTACATCCATTGATTCACATACACTCCCGATATCGGATTTGAACTCAAATCCCTTCAACACAAGACCATATAGATCGATAGATTCCCGCAAAACTTTTTTATCAGCATCCAGTGATACTAGAATAAAATTTTCCATTGTTACCCTCAAAAATATGAGTTATACTACCGAAAGTTTATAAAAACTTTTCTTTTCGGAAATCTCTGAGGTCAATAATGACCCCCTCATAACAGATACCGAATGCATTATCACGGGACTTGCGATAATATTCCTGCAACGATTCGTTAAGTATGTTCTTACTCAAAATTCTCTTGTTATTTTCAAGAGAATCGTAAAACATATGGAAATCTCCAAAGCCTACTTTGAAGATGGGAATCCCGTTATATTGAAAATCCCCAGTATCCTTCATATGGTCTCCATGAAACCCCTAAGTCTTTAGCTTAGGGGTTGTTGATTATTTCTTTACCTTACCTAGTTTGTTCCAACTATGTCTGTGATTATGTCTTCCATTACCATCCGAATTCAGAACAGGTGAGTCACACACATCTTTAGCGATTGCGACCACTAATCGAATACCTTCATCTGTGATACCCATATTATCAATCAATCCATGCTTCTTACAAAAATCATTGGCATAATTGAAATCACCAAAACTTCTCATATTGAAGGTCGATTCAACTGACTCAATAATTTCAGGAAAATCTTCACCAATCAGCTTGTGATTACGTCTTAACGTATACAATAAAAAGGTTGCTATCGTGAGAGCTTTCGATACTTGATCCGCAAAATTTAGGAGTTCGTCATTATGCATTTCATCATCTTCGACATACTCACTTTCATGATACAAATACTCAGGTAGGTATGACTTATCATTAACCTTAGTGGCAATATTACCAAGGATTGGTTTCAATGTTTTATAGTCAATAGCGGGATTCTTTATGATAAAAAGCGGGTCGATATCACGCATATGATTATAGTAACCAAACATTTCTCGCATATTGTCGCTTCCGATATTCTGTTTAACCATATTCACAAATTGGTCGAACATTGTATATGACCACTGGCTTTTTTCATCAGGTGAACCGATTACATTACCAATTGAGTCAATAACATCTTCATGACATGCATCACTCTCATCATAATCCTCAAACAGTCTTTTCATCAAATATGAAAAAACTTGATTATCAAACGCTTCTTTTTCTTCTTTATATGATTTATGTGCCATATCAATTATACCCACTCACAGTTTATATTAAGCCTGATCTTCGCTACCACTATCAGCATTTGCCTTATCAACATGGTCCTTCGCAATCGGATTGATCCACGCAGAAGCTTTCGCAAAATTAGGATTACCAATAGAGAACTGCTCTTCCGGCATCTTATTATTGATTGCTGGATCTGAACTGAATCCGTCAGGTTTACGATCATCTTGCCATACTTCAATATGGAAAGCAGGGTCACTACCCGGACCATCAGGTTTAGGTCCGAGGAATGCTTTAAGAACACCCTGTTTGTTATATTGCATACATATTGATCTGAAACTTGCCTTTCTACTAATCGGTTTCATTCTGGTAGGGCTAATGTCGATAGCTTGCACAACGCTTGGTTGAGCAGAATGCTTAGATATGTTTTGCGGAGGAGCATTTTCAATTGCAGCCAACATAGATTGCTTAATATCAGCAATCTGATTAGCGTCCGATACAGGACTTCCATATGGGATTCCATATGCAGCTTTTTTATCATCATAGACTTTAACAACCGCACGTCCCGGTGCAGCATAGTTGACCCGATTATTGTTCTGAAGGTTATTGAACATAACACGGGCCTGTACTTCAGGTGGTCTATATGTACTAGTAATGGTAATCTCACGCACACCCGCATCCACACATATACGTCTAATAACATTCAATGTAAGATCGGTTACAATATCGGACTGTGCACTAGAATCATAATTTATCTTGACTGCATCAGCTTCAGGTTCAATAAGAGAACTATTAGTTCCTGATCCACCAGCAGCCCCTTCATTGGGATATCTAAGAATGGTTAATGCCATTAGCTTATCGAAATTGCGTTCTTTCAATCCGCCTTCAGTATGGAAATAATCGAGTTTTGACAAGCTTGCTCCATACTCAACTGATGGGTGCCCAAGTCCTCTATATATAAGGTTTGCCTCAGCTACTCGTCTTTTACGAATAAGGATATCAGTATCTTCACCATTTGTACTTGCGGTCAATCGAATGAGAATATCAGCAATCCACGTGAAATATCGGTTTGCGATATCTTGATCCTTGGGAACTCCGTTAAATGCAATAATATTACTGCCATTTACTTCATCGAACGCATAGTCTGTATCGGTAATAGCTTCCTCAACAGAAACATTCGCACCACTTGCCGATATGATCCTATCGAATCCCGATATTGGAGACATAGCGACTTTGTATTGATATCCAGTCAAATAATACACACCCATCGTTAAACAGTAACTAATAAATGCAGCTTCATCGGATTTGTTCTGTTCAATGGCGAGTCCATTGGTCCATAGGAAACTACATACCGCTGTCTTCACGTATTCTGGACAGGAATTATGAGTAAGAGGCCCCCAGTGACTATGTGCCCAATTACGGCGATTGTTAATGGCTCCCCACAACCGCATTTGAACATACTTGAAAAATGATGCTTGTACTTGCGAATCATTTAATCGGAAATCTCTATACTTAGCATCACCAGTATCCTCATTCAGGACTGTACTTGGACTTAAAACAGCAGCCTCACGAACCACGTCATATTGTTCAGCAGTAAGACCACCTTTAACGTCACCGATTGGAGTCAAATTTTTGTCAGTTGTATTTACAGCAAATATGTTTTTTAGGAATAGATCTCGTCGATCACCACCCTGATCCAATAAAATATTAGCTCCGATACGCATCTTACCATCACCCGCATCGTAGAATTTATTGCTCTTCACTGGTTCCTGAGTAAATAAAAAGTCCCAGTTAGGTTGGAAAAATCCCGGTTTGAATACATTGGCAATACTAACTGGAAGCCCATCAAGTCCGATAGCAATGGGGGGAATCATATCAGCATTATATGGATTACTACCCATAGTCATAGTAGTCTGAGCATCCATAATGCGTCTAGATGCATCGATTGCAGCAAGGGGTGCAAGTGGAGTACCAGCAGTTCCTGCAAGTCCACTACCGATTGCATTCAACTGTGCATTATTAGCACTGGAACGGGTATCCAATTTGTCAACAATGTTCTGTAAATCCTTGGTGAGAATCCCATATTCACCATCAGCTAGAGCGAACCTAAACATATCAGCAATCGCATTGGCAAACTGAGTATACCGAGTTTGATTTTCAACCGGAACTTGCTCACGCTGTTCCTTGGTAAGACCGTTATTTTCATCATTTACATCATAAAAGTCGTATTTGTTGAAAATTTCGTAGAACTTACCTTCACGGCCTTCCGCTTTCTTCATTGTACGCTCAATGGCGTTCGCTAATCTACCTGAGTAATGGGTGTTCATTGGCATATATAATAATCATGATAATTGTTTATATAAAAATAGACTTTTGATTATCTAATAAATAACGATAACTTAATAAATACAATAATCTAGTATAAAATGACATATATTATTAGATATGAAAGAGATATTGAAATCATATCGCTATCGGATTGAACCGAGTGAGGAACAGAAGATTCTGTTGAATAAGCACTTCGGTTCTGTTCGATATGTGTATAACTATTTCCTTAATGAGAGGAAGAATCAATATCTGGAAACTAAGAAATCGGACTCATATAATACACAAGCTAAAAAATTAACTGAGTTGAAACGTGTTGAAGATACTATATGGTTAAATGAGATTAATTCACAGACTCTACAATCTACGTTGAAGAATTTGGAAGCTGCGTATTTAAATTTTTTCAGAGGTAATGCTGAATTTCCGACATTCAAATCGAAGCGATCAAAAAATAGCTTCAAGATTCCTCAACACATAAGAATTGAGTCCGATTCCATATTTGTACCAAAATTTAAATCAGGGATTCATATTAGAAACTTCAAAAAGTTTACTGGTGAGATCCGACAATGTACATTCTCACGTGATTCGATGGGGAAGTACTTCGTATCGATTTTAGTCTGTACTGTACATACCCCGGTAGAAAAGACAGGGAAGTCAATTGGCCTTGATCTAGGTATCAAGGATTATTGCGTGACGAGTAATGGAACGAAGTTCAAGAATCATCGTTGCACGAAACGTTATGAAAGAGAATTAAAAGTAGCACAGCAACATTTTTCTCGTAAAAAGAAAGGTAGTCATCAATCCGAAAAACAAAGATTGAAGGTTGCTCGCATCCACGAGAAGATATCCAACTCACGTAAAGACAATTTACATAAAATTTCAACTAACCTGATAAAATCATATGATGTTATCTGTCTGGAAGATTTGAATGTAAAGTCGATGGTTAAAAACCATCGACTTGCCAAACACATATCAGACTGTGGATGGGGAATGTTTGTTTCCATGTTAGAATACAAAGCTAAATGGAATAATAAAACTGTTATCAAAGTTGATAGATTCTTCCCATCATCCAAACTCTGTTCGGAATGTGGATGGATCAAATCAGACCTGAACCTATCTGATCGTGAATGGGTATGTGAATCATGTGGATCAACCCATGACCGAGATGTTAATGCCGCTAAAAACATATTAAAAGAAGGATTGAACCTTCTCTCGGCTAGGACGGTCGAGTACACTGATGGAGATGATGTTAGACTTACTCGTAAGCAATTGTCTGTGAAGTCAGAAGACAATTATTAAACATTTGTCACGTTCATAAACATAATTAAGAATAAAAATACTAAGAATTATAAACAGTATGTAAAGGTTTTAAGTGAGGAACTTCAAATGAAGACCAATAAGAAAAATACAAACATGAGAACAGCAGTTGAGTTTATAAGAAGTTATGAGGAAACTCAGAACATCATGGAATCAATTGCCAATGACACTGCCAAGGAACACATGAACTTGATGGAGTCCGTTATCGCCAATGAAGATTACACTGACGACAATGGAGTTTTTGATATGGGTTCTATGCTTGATGTATCTATCAGTGATGATGAATCCAATCAGCCTCGCTACTACAATTCTCCAGTTGAAGAATTGAGCGATGCAGATAAGAATCTTATCATTGACGAATTCACCAAGATGATCAAAGATGACTACAAGACAGTAATCGATTTTTCTGATATCGGTCCGGTTGCTACTGTTATCCAAGACCGTTTCGGATTCAAGCAAGACATTGAAGGATTCCTCCGTGATACAGTCCAGAAAGCATCCGATTGGCAGCAGAGCCAGAAAATGGCTGTTGACCCAGCAACCGGAACCGCTGGACAAGAAATCGCTGGTATGGCAACTGAGGAAGTTGGTGGCCCAACTGACATTGAACCCGATCAGGAAGGAATCACCGCTGGTGCTCCCGAAATGGGCATGGAAGAACCTGTAATGGGTGCTCCAGAAATGGGTGCTCCAGAAATGGGCATGGAAGAACCTGTAATGGGTGCTGAAGAAGTTACCGTTACCGAACCAGTGATGGAAGAACCTATCGAAGATGAAATTTCTCTTGATGGTGTGGAAGACGCACTTGGTGAAATTGGTGCTGAAGCTGGTGAACTCGACACTGAAGCTGGTGAACTCGACACTGAAGCTGGTGAACTCGACACTGAAGCTGGTGAAGCTGGTGAACTCGAAACTGAAGCAGGGGAAGAAACTTCCGAAAAAATGAAAGAAGAAGGTGAAGAGGAAGACGGCGAAGAGGAAGAAGAAGAAGAAGAAGAAGAAGAAGAAACTCCTTCTATTGACGCTCAACTCGAAGCTATCAGAGCAAAGATCGATGGTTCTGCTATCGACACTTTGGTTGAAGCCGCTGCTGACTCTCTTTCCGAAGAAGCAAAAATCGATGCACAGCTCGAAGCAATTCGCAGTGAATTGACCGAATGTGATAAGACCAAAGCTCCTCTGGTTGAAGACGTAACCGATGAAGAAGCCGACGAAGCTGCTGTTGCAGTTGCTGATGCATCTTCCGACAAGAAAGCAAAGGAACTCGCTATGGCTGACATCAAGAAACAACTTGGTGATGACATCGCTGAACTTACTGCTCTCGGTGAAGCTAATGCAGAAGCTAACGTGATCGCTCAATTGGAAGCTATCTCCGCTAACTACCACAAGGCTGAAAATGCTAAGGTAGAAGCTGTAGAAGCCGAAAAGAAGTTGGATGCACAGCTCGAAGCTATCGCTACTGGTTACAAGAAAGGCGTTACTGCTAAGCTTGAAGCCGCTCAGAAAGAAGCCGAAGTTGATGCAAAACTCAACAGCTTGGTAGAATCCTATCAGGACTCTCAGAAAGCTAACTTGGACGCTCGTAAGGCTGCCAAGGAAAAGATTGAGAAGTTGTCTAAGTAATTATTAACTCACACTTAACCTTTATTTTAAGCAGGAATTCACATTCCTGCTTTCTTTTTTGGTGGTATACTACAATAAATTTGCTATATTTCAAGGTATGAAAATATTATTTATTGACACCGAAACCACTGGCTTCAGTCATAAAACTCAAGACATGTGGCAGGTCGCTGGGTTCGTTACCGAAGACCAGAAAGTATTAGATAGCTTCAACATCAAATGCCAACCTGTGAATTGGAAAACGATCAGTAAAAGTGCATTGGAATGTCAAGTGCCGCCAGTCACTATTGAGCAGCTCAGGAGCTTTCAGAAACCACGTGACGCATTCTTGGAACTCAAAGCAGTGTTGGACAAACACTATGACCCCAAGGCTCATCAGAAATTTTTCATTGCTGGTCAGAATGTGAAAGCATTCGACTGGAGATTTCTGAATGCGTTCTGGGATCGACACAAGATCGCAGATGAACCCGACTTCCAACATTACTTCAATAATAGAGTAAGCTATGATCTTATGGACCTCACTCGACCACTGAAGAAAAAGGGTATCCTGAAAGTCGAAAATGTAAAACTTGGCACCATCATCGAATCATTCGATATCAAAGTGAATGGCCCATTACATGACGCTCTCACTGACATCGATGGAACATACCAGTCGTTCTACAAAGCGATTGATGTATGGAAACAAGAGCTTAAGAAAGATCCAACTCTAATAAACGAGCTATCAGAATTCATGCGAGATCTATTCAAACGAATGGGAATCATCGAGCAAGAAACCCAAGATGGATTAGATCTACTTTAATAAAAAGGCCGGGGATTGTTCCTCGGCCTTTTCTGTATTCTTTATTCTTTGATCCTCAACTGAGCCGCTGTCATTGTTCCAGTTGGGTCACTCGGTGAATTGAATCCAAGTGTAGATGCAACGTTAGTACATTCCACGTATTGATATGTTCCATCTTTTGAATTATCAATCATGGCGAATGGGAACATTGCATTCATTGCAATATTGTCATTGTCCTCGGTTACTGTAACTGATAGACGTGAATCGAATCCCTTACCATCTTCTCCGGTGACTGTATAGCCAACACCCGGATGGAATATCAACCCTTCAGTATAACGTTTGTTGACTGATAGCATATAGCTTTTATCAGCATAAAGATCTCGATATACGTAAATAGTACGCAGGTCTTTTGTATTATAGATCAACACGGGCATATTTGTATATGGAGGCATCAACATCAAATGATTTGAAGGGGATGAACATGCCATCAATGAACATATATCAGGGGAACAGATAATATGAGTACCATTCAATTGATTCTGGAACATATCATCAAAAAAAGTATCAATTGAGGTTTTATCAAATCCCTTCACAGATTCAGATACATCAACTGTACTCCGTGTTGATGCTTTCTTGATTGCTGCCAGTATGTTGTTGACGATACGACTATGAATTTCAAACAAGAATGCATCGATCATAGCCTCTCTACCATCAGTATCATGGAATTCACGTAACTGGGTATTAAGATTCGATGGCATATTCATTGTTTGTGATACATAATCGAATGTAGCTACATCTGCGATTAATGCTTTCTTCAATTCAAGCTGTTGTGAATCTGAAAATCCCGGTATATTCATAAAATCATTCTTACGAGCACTAACTTGCATGAAGTAGTATTCTTTATCGGATACATCACCTGTACCAACGAACTGAACATTCACAAAATTGGCTATAAATGGATCTGATACAATATTGGCCATGATCTGAGTAGTCAAATCATTATCGAATGAATGCTTATCGATCACCTTGAGATTTCGCTCCAACAAATGGGCGTACATCTTCCATTCGGGACTGAGTCTTCTATGCTCATTATTATCAAGAAAATTCTTGAATCCTGTGATAAATGCAGAACCATTCATCCATTCAATTGAATCAATGTATGAACTAAGTGCCTTTGTCAATTCTTCATCCAAATCAACTGGATTTGAAACAGTTTTCAGTATCTTACGATACACGTTATGGATAATTGGTTGGGTAAATTTGGATTCCATGATATTCCTTAGGTAAAATTATACCTAAAAGATACTTTTAATCACTCACCCACAATTATTTTTTGGATAGATTTTGGATCGATTCCATATGATCTAATCCATTTACGAATTGCAGTATCAGATACCCCATATTTTTTACCAGTCTGTAGATAACCAAGATCTGATATATTGGTAGTTAACTCGGATATATCGGGACGAATGCATGTTCTACGCTGGTGACCCAGACACCGAGAACAGACTTTGGAGACTTTACTTATTTCAGTTCCACACTCACAATAGTGGCGGGATTTCATTGCCCTACCAGCAAACGTATCTGTTTGACTATGGCAATTCGGACAAAGAAGTCGTAAATTATCCAACCGATTATCGTTTGATATACCGTTAATATGATCTAACTGCAATACAATAGGTTTACCATTCCATTCACCCGATAATCCACACTCGCTACATATATTAGATAATAATCCATCGGCTAAAAGTCGGCGTTTCAGATGCCCTCGATTATATGACGATCCAATAACTAATATGTCATCATATGATTTCATATTATCAACCGATAATCTACGCATTGAGTGGAAATTAGGATGAAAATGAGCTACTGATAAACCAAGATGCTGAATTCGATCTTTAATAGTTTTATTGTTTCTTCCCTTAAATGGGAGACCACATTTATCTGCTATTTCTTTATATGACATTGCATTAAATACGATATCAGAGAATTCTGAATCCGAGTATTTAGTCCATGCTACACTTCGTCTAGCTCTATGTTTCATTCGAACCACCTTTATATTATTGGTATAATACCAGTTTATAAAATGGTTCGAATAAAAAACATTGAGGTAGCAGGATTCGAACCTGCGAATATCGGAGTCAAAGTCCGATGCCTTACCGCTTGGCGATACCTCATCAATTACTACCCCTGTAGGACTCGAACCTACACTAGCATTACCTGTCCCCTGATTCAAAATCAGGTGTGTTAACCCATTACACTAAGGGGTATTATATTACTGGTGTGGTAGGATTCGAACCTACGATAATCGGGTCAGAGCCGATTGCCTTAACCACTTGGCGACACCCCATCAAATACAAAAAGCCCCGCAATCTGCGAGGCTTCCATTAAGTTCAGTCGATAAAAACAACTTAACCCACAACTCTCGCTTGAGATTGCATTGATTGTTGTTGCTGTTGTTGGTTCATCGTTTTCATATTAACAAATATAGATCTTTTTTTCGATCTGTCAATCAACTTTTTGATGGGATTACAGATTCTTCATTATCACCATAATCGGTTCTCTCAAGCACTGAAATCGACTGCACCTGATTTACACCCATGACCGTGATATTATAAGCATCAAGTTTATTACTCAGAATTTCTCGTTGCTGCTTAATGAATGCATCTGCTTTCGGTCGAGGCATGTATCCAGTGCTGATCTGAATCAAATATGCTCGGTCTTTCTCAAGTGCATGAATCACAGGAACCGGAACGTGGGTTCCATATGACATGAAAAGAAGTCTATTGTGATTAGGACACGCTTCCTTGAATAAAGAAGCAACCTTCTTCATGTGTTCTTCGGCCTTTGACTTCGACATTATTCCAGTAGGAACATAAATCACATTCAATTTGTCTTCTTTGATTTCAGTTGCAGCTAACCGCATCTGACTTTCGAATACGTCTATCGCTGGTCGAGTCTCTTCCCGAATAATACGCATAATCGCTTCTTGATTCTCTCCAAGGTCCATAAGCATCAATCGGTCTTCAATATTTCTTAGTATACTCATAATCAATCCTGTGTGTTTGACTACAATATACTTTATTCGATTACCGAAAAAATATTTAGTGGATCTGCATGGCAACGCTCCGAGTTCTCCTGCTTAAAAGGCAGGGGCTAATCTAGTTACAGCTCCAGATCCATAGTGGGACCGGGGGTAATCGAAACCCCGTCTACCGATTAAAAGTCGGCAGCTTTACCACTAAGCTACGGTCCCATATAGTGCATGTGGTGGGACTCGAACCCACACGGTCTTACGACATCGCCTTAAGAGGGCGGAGCAGCAACCAATTCTGCGTCACATGCAAATAAAAAGCCTCGCAATCATTCGACTACGAGGCTCATGTGTTGGTAATAGAGATACTACTACGATGTCACATAAACCTCGCTGCGTTTCTTGCTTTTCTTACCTTTAAGTACCAACATTTTTTCTTCTCCATGACCAATTAAGGTCGTAAATTTTTTAGTCCCAGCACGGGTAACGATCCCGATCTTCTGTGTTTCAAACAGACGCATTAACCATCTATGCTATCACTGGCATGTATAAAAAAGCCTTCTTCAGATTCGTCACTAAATCGTTCGATACCCATGATGTCTTTCTCCTTGCGAGTAGCCAGCGGCTACTTATTATAACCCGTAATCAACTTAATGGCCTGATTACTTGACCTTAGTAGAGGTGGTGGGATTCGAACCCACAGCCAACGGATTATGAGACCGTTGCTCCAACCATTGAGCTACACCTCTATGTAGTGGGCTAGAGTGGAGTTGAACCACCGTAGCATTTTACAGTCCACTGAGCAACCAGTTGCTCAACTAACCCAAATTTTTGTAGTTGGTGGACTACCACCTCGGCGGACTACATACCGCACTTCGTAGTGGGTCAGGAAGGATTTGAACCTTCTTACTGCGATGCCAATACACCTTTTTGTTGACGCAGGGCAGATTTACAGTCTGCTGGTGTTACCGACCCATAAAACAAAAAAACCCACTCGCATTGAGTGGGTTTTTATAAGAACTTGGTCTCTTTACTTAGAGACGTTCTATCAACCGCCCACTCCTTGAGTAGCCTTAAAATAATAAAATTTTATTTTGTTGATAGAAGTCATTGTCTTTTCTCTCTTCCTTGAACTTTGTTACATACAAATATAGATCTTTTTACGGATCTGTCAATCAAAAAAAAATTCACTTTCTTGAATTCTTTTGCCTTATTTATCATAATATAGATTTTTTCGCCGAGTTGTCAATCAACTTTTTTTGGAAAAAACATTTTTTATGTCTCGGACACCCTTTACCATGTCAGCCAACCCACCGCTAATCTCACTGCCCTTTGCTGCCCCTCGTCTAAGACGTTTCTCAGCCTTTCCAAGCAACGATTTATCCAACTCATCACGATAGATGTATTGGTTATGAGAATCGATTACACCATCTTCTCTGAGGCGTTTAAGTTCATCCACATCGAGTTCGCCTCTATCTATCTTCTGGTTAAGAAGTTGTTGCTGCTCCTTACGAGACTCTGCCTTTTGATATTCGTTCTCGATTCGTTGTTCTTCATAAGCCTTATCCATGTTTCTTTCATAAGTCTTCTTAGAACGAGCTTCTTTAGCTTCACGGTCGAGCGATGCTTTGTAGTCCTTTTCCTCGTCTCGAATATCCATCAGATTTTCCTTCATGCGAATCAATACATCAGTTGGAAGTTGTTCCAATGAATATATAGCAATCTCAGTTCCTCGTGGAACATAGGTTTTCATGAAACGTTCTTTATTTTTCGGAGATAATGCCTTGAATGCACTGAGCATCGAGTACATCACTGTGTCACGATCACCTTCTACATTGAGTTTCTCTCTCGGTGGATAGTGCATCGCACGTGCGGGATGTGCTTCAAATATGAGGTCATACCCTGCAATGATCGATTCTACCAATGCATCATTATCGCCATTCTTGAATCTGTTCAAAAAGTCTTTCATATTAGTCTTCGCCAGTTATACCAGCTTCCGATTCCATATTCTTAAGACGAGTATAGTAATCAGGAATTTCTTCCAGATGATCGAGTGCAATTTCTAGGGCCAAATCTGGATCATCTGTATGTTCCTGTTCGATCTTGATTCCCATCTGAATCTGCTTCTTGATATCTTCAGTAGATATGCCATGTTTCTTGGCAATTTCTTCTGCATTCAGGTTATCGGACTTACCACCTTCAAGCTTATCTTTGTGCTTATTGATGAGATCACATATCTCTCCTTCATTTTCAAAGATTAACTCGTAACCATCAATGATCGATTCGATTAATGATTCGTTACCGTCGGACTTAAAACTATTAATGAACTTTTTCATATTGATACCTATTGATTCGACAAGTTTTACATCGATCACCTTAATTTGCGTGGGGCTAAATACAACATATATAGTAGCTTCACTAGGAATTATCACACCATCATATCCAAGTTTGATAAGATTCTGAAGATAAATATCAGGATCATGTTTATAATTGTCATGCCATATTGACATCATGCCATCTAAAGCAGTTTTCCCGACATACATATCAACTGCGATCTCATATGCACTCTCAAAATCTTCAGCTAAATTTGACAACATTCTAGTTTCATAGAAAGCTTCTTCCATTGCATCAGAATCATCCATGTTGTCAAATACAGATTTTATCTCTGGTGCATTACGCAACATGAAATCAACTTGTCGTTTATTCAATTTGGTTTTGTCAGTTAATGGGGTATTAATTTCTATTAGTGCTTTAATTACACTTCCACCCGACTCACTGTATCGAGCTGCTTCGGATTCCACATCAGTAAAATAAAATCCGGGACCATACTGGTCATTCGCTTCGGAAGATCCCACAAATCGATAATCGAATGTGGGGTCACTTACAGTTCTTCCGTGATATACTTCATAAATCATGAGTAATGCTCCTTTTGTACTCCAAATGTAAACCCAGCGTCACGTAACACAACGGCACCTCGTTTAGTTTTTCCATATGAACCGAGTCTAACTAAATCACCAACCAGTAAATCCATATTTGTCATTACTTGAATAATTTCTTCGAAAAAATCATTTTCATATAATTCTTGCATCTGCTCATAAGTAACCTTGCCTTGATATGCACCTCGCTGACCTGCACGATGTGCTTCATGCATCAAAGCGTCAACAAATAAATCAAATGGGATACCGGTTATTTGACCGAACTCATTTGTCTTGATGTTATCAACATATTCGCTGATTAGCCATAAATCATTATCACTATAATCAACCACATTAGCTACTATGTTCATACTTTGAATGTATCCATCACTCTCTACACCATTCTGTGCAATCCCTTTAGGATTACGAGCAAGCTTGAGAACATGATTGTCATCAATCTTGTACACGATTCGAGATGATCCCGATGAAATACGAGGTAGACGCTGCTGTGCATATGCAATACGTTGTCTAAAAGAAGGAAGTTTATCAAGAACATACGGATCAAAGCCTTCTGGGTAGTTAACTCCCTCGAAAATGACTACATACCCAGATACGATAGCTTCAACAAGCGATATATTACTGTCACGTGCCAGTGACTTTACAAATGTTTTAAAATTCATATTACTCTCATTCACCGAGCCGCCTTCAACATCAAGAATCTTGATGTTATCAGCATCAAAAATTGTGTAATTAGTTACACCGTCATATTCTTTGGATGGAAATTTAAACCCATCAATCTCAAATACTTCCATGAGTTTACTTGCATTCGATCCACCCAATGTATCGGATACATAGTTATAAACCATTTCATAGGAAATCCCACCGTTGATGTAAAATTGGAAATCAGATTTATCTAATAGTGATTTAAACTTTGACAAATCATAATCTTCAATTTCTTCATCGAGAGCTTCCCATGCATCGTTATCAGCACCATCAACCAGTAAGGTCTCTATGATATTTTCAAACTTATCATCGGAATAGAAAAATGTACGATGTTCACGCATCTCATCAATTTCATTATCAATCACATCCATTCCGATTATCTTTTTTGCCATCTCGGATACAATATAAGGATCAATAGGCTCATTCCAATTAACAATATTAAGAGAATCAGGCACACGCACAGTATATACATAGCCCTGTCCTGCGGCTCTATCAGCATATCCAATAGCAACCTTCTTACTGCCAGTTAAATAAATACCCCACCCATATGACTGAACCTCTTCTCCAGTATTGATAGCATCATTGGAGAATTGATCGAATTTGGCACCTGTTCCGTGATATAGTTCCATTATTTAGTTCTCGTCATATTCGATAACCAACTCAGGAACCGCTTGACCAACAGTTGATTCACCAGTCACCGCAAGTTGAAGGAAAATGTAATCGGTTTCACCAGCAGCAAGAGGATTAGTAACCCCACCACCAACAGTGTTAATATTGTAGTATCCAACCATAGAAGTTCTTACATTGGTCACTTCACCACCATAGCAACTATGTGCAACCGACTGATAACCAAGTATCGTTTTACCGGATGTCAACACAGCAGATGGATCAACTGTAACTACTTCATTCACAGTACCACCATTGGTAACAGTGACTCCCTGAATAACAATTTCACTTTCAACATTTGCTATGACTGAAGTCTTATTAGTCAAAAAACGAATTGGATCAGTATCACCATTCACATTAGTGAAACGATAAATACGATTTGTTTCAAAATTCAGAATGGGTGTTCTAATGTCGTTCAGGTAGTAGCACTTACTTCCATTAGGAAGTGTTTCCACACGAACTGTATAATCAACCGTTTCTACCGGATCGGCACTCAAGTCCAACCAACCAATCAAACCACCAACCGTAATATCAGACGCATCACCATATTTAAACCCAGAGGGATATGATGCAAACAATGTAGCATTAGCGGTCACAGTAACAACACGTTCACCCAACCCGTTAGTTGTTATAACAATTGCGGGGTCAGTTACTGGTGTATCATCCAGAGCATTGAATATCTGGAAAGTAAAATCACCATCGGTTTTATCAACGAATGTATACGTATTACCGACAACTATAGGAACCGGAATCTGACGATCTTCGTTCAAATACATTACATTCCCATAACCAATGTCATGTTCAGAAATGTTATAGTCCAATACAGCAACCTGCTCATCCAGATATTGACCGAAATTACCCCCAACGGTAACCAAGAATGGACTTTCTTCTGTATAGTTCCAAATGTTATTGATTGCGACAAGAGACTTGTCGTTAGTAGGACGAGAGTATGCTGTAGAACATCCAATATATAGGATAGGGATGTTAGCATCATCTGGTCTTGTAGTAGCGGGATATATCCGCATATGACTCAACTGATTTGACGGAGGAGTCTTCAAAATAAACTTAAAAATTGACTCGAATGAGTATCCCACATCAGTAGGGACATCGGGTCTATAAATACAATAGGTATTGGCATCGGTTTTATCATCAGCGGGGACAATAGGAACACCATATACAGCAGGAACTGCCGCATCGATTCGTTTGATGCCGATACTGGAAACAGGAGTACCGAAGGCACAATCCTTTCCAGTATACTTGAAAATTTCAAATTCTGCTGACATAGTAATTTCCTTACATATCCAAATCAGTTAGAATAAACGGCTTGGCACTCTCGTCCCAAATTTTCTGCTCAGTTTCTTTCAGATCTGCACGAGCTTGTTCAAGCAGACGAGCACCATTCACTTTACCACCACCGGGAAGTGTGTAGTCATCACGATCAAGTATTTCACCCCACATAATCTTACATCTGGCAACCACAAGGTCACGGAATGAGATGTTTGCAAATACTTCACCAATAACAGTTTTACGATAGATCTTACAAATTGCTACTCGGTCTACACGAGGAGTAGGAAAAATTCTTAACTTATGTAGAAATGGATGGAATCGAACTTGATACTGAGTACCAACAAGCTTTTTAACATCTGCGATATAACGCTGAGCAGCCGTGTATGTAACGAGGTCGAATTGGCTCCAACCAGTGGTTGCAACCAGACTTTCTCCAGCTCCCACATCAAATGCAGTCCAAGGTGTGAATCCATTACCATATGAAGGTGCCACGTCAATAACGTCAGTCACTTCTTCAGGAACATCATATTCAATAATACCAGCTTTCAGATATAAAATCATCCAGTCATGAAAATTCGCTTCATCTTGATTATAACGAAATAACCAGTCAAGGCTATCATTAATGGCCAAATGTACATGTCCGAGACCGTCTTTTTCAGCAAGTTCCAATTCAAGTTCGAGAACAGGATGACCAAGTCTAGCTTTCACATATTCGACCAAGTCATCTCGTGTAACGTAAATACCGCTGCTCATAAAATACCTATATTCGTCTTTAATACTAGTTTATAAGATATCTCGCACGTTAGGCACTTTCTTCTTTTGAATCTCAGCGATTACGTCCTCAACCTTGATATTATTAGCCAATTCTTCGATTATTGGCTTTTCACGAGTCAATTTTGCAATTCGGACTCCACTCAACTGCGAATTTGATACTAATTTTTCAAATACCGATTGATTTCTATTTCGATTTGTATCATCTTCATACTGGGATTCGATATTAGCCCCAGCACCACGAACTGTACCATCAACTTCACTCTTAGTGCTATTGATTCCGATACGCTTGTACATGTCACGAAGCTCATCAAATGTCAGTATATCCTGTGTTTTTATGACACCGAATTCATTTTCAAGTAGAGGGGCAAGTGATGCATTCGAACCATCATTAAACTTGTCATGCATGAACTTAATTGACAAATTGTTAAAATTGTCTTTAATTGCATTGAATTCTTCTACGAGCTGATTGGCAATCAGACTATGGAGAAGAACCGCATCACCTTCGATAGCTTGACCATTTATGTAACCCGAAATCACGGGTTCGGTGGTTCTGATCTCTATAATGCGATCATCACCTTCAGGAATGAATACACCATTTTGATATTGACCAAACTCAACACTGGTATAGTCGATTTGTTTCTGACCGAATGTATTACCACTTCCTTCAGGATGCTTGGATCTAGCTTCAAGTACTGGCGTTACCAATGTACCATCACTGAGATTGATATATGAACTATCCGACAAATCTTCAATGTAAATCTTGATGCTATTATATTGCTCCGATCCCAGATATCGTTGGACAAATGCAACCGGATCTTTAGAAGCCAGTGAATTCACTAAAGTTTGGAACTTTTCAATATAATCACCAGATAACAAACTTCTAGTAGTTGATAATGCTCCAGTTAAACCATAGAACAATACCAATTGGGTGAATGATTTAGGATTCTTAGTTTTCCACTCACTTATTTTCTTTCGACCAACTAACTGAGTACCATTTGAATTCATTTTTACCTGAATCAATGTAAGGAACTCCTGTAAATCTTTCAGAATGAGATTACTTGGGATTGTATAGTTCTTGAGATATTTAGGATGTACCCAGTACTCACCATTAATAACAATGGCTTCTTTCATACCTTTCGCATCTTCACGGATATATGGCACATCAGTTGGTGCTTCTTGTCCCTTATGAATAACATATCCCTTAGCAGTCACGTTCACATACGAATGGTCAATAATTGCATCCTTCTGTTGCAACGCAGAGTCACGGAACTTAAGTGCATCTTTATGTTCGACACCGATTGGTAAAAACTCCCATACAAATAAATCGGGACCAGTTACCAATTGTCCACACCACACAACGTTCATAGGAGTGCCGAACGCACCATTTCGAGCACCAGATATAAATGCATCAGCTACTTCAAGCAATCTTAACAAATCAGCACTACCGTCTACAATTGGGGTAATGTAATCTTCTTGGGTAATTACAATTTTTACAGCCAGACCAAAATTGTGCCAAGATAAGAAAGTACTGGCAGGTCCACCCAACTGTAAATAGTCCTGATCTTTACTAGATCTAGTGGTTTCGATCAGATTGACCCGACTTTCACCAAACTCATCCTGTAAAATCTTCAATAGGAACTGTACTTTGTTATATACATCGATCCCACCACGCATATCAGATATCAATTTACTTGATGGGTTGAATATTTGCCATCCGGGTATATCAGAATTCTCGATGATGTTCCCATTTAACATCTTGAAGTCACCACCTCGTCTTTTATTGGCATATTCAGATTGATCGAATGGACCGAAATCATCAAATATCTTATCTCGAAGTTCGCCATCGAAAGGAAGATGTGGCATATTGTAGGTGACTCGAATATTACGAGGGTCGTCATTCTGCTGAGTTGGTGGATATGGAATAACCATACTATCCAGTATTCCACTGGTAGTTCCATCCACAGTAGTTGCATTCAATAAAGTATATTCAATGGATGTATCACTAATCACTCGACCACTGAATTGTCCATTGAACTCACTATTCACCGATCCACTGACAGTAACCGATACAACATCTGGATTTCGAGACATTACAACATCAGGTAGTGATTCGCTTAAAGTACCGATCACAGTAGAACCATCCTGCACTATCATTGATTCGAATGGAATGTTAAGAACAATCTGATTTCCACTAGGGGTATTGTTCTTTCTATATTTAGTATATGTCTTTGTATCGATGAACCGAACTTCAACCCATCTTACACCCATATCGACTTTTCGATATGCGGTATATGTGGTTCCAAATAATGTCTTCGCCTTATATTTCTCCCTCTTTGTTCCGAAGTCAACCGGAATAAGAATTCGAGCCATCTGCTTGTTATAGGGGAATATGTGGTCAGCCAAACGACCATCTGATTCCCTAAGATTCGTACCTGGAATTGCACTGTATACATCAATTATCTCATTTCCGTAACGCTTCTTTCTGTCATAAATCAACTCACCTGAATTGAATACAGATTGGTTTGTAAATTTCTGAAACCACTTTATTTTTCTAATAAGTGGGTCCAACAATTCAAAATTTCGGTTTACCTCTTGAATTGAGATAGCTAAAGCAGCCGCCAATGCAGGTGAAAAAGTAGCGGCAACAAATGCACCACCAATCTGTGCTCTACCTACCGCCTTTTCAAGTGACTTCAAATCATCAAGTAATAGATTTACGGAGACATCATCGTTTATTATAGTCTCACGAACTATGATAGGATTCTCATCACTGTCCAATGCAAGAATAAATCCACCAGCCCCATCATTGAAATCTTCGTCATAATAGGTCTGATACATATTATAGTTATATTCGGGGTATTTAGATGGGTCAGCATTGAAATCATCAGGTAGAGAATCACCCGACACTTCTTCACCGTCGGAATTAATAATTCGGAAACCTGATACCTGAGCCGCATCATCGATATCATCACTATTGTATATAGGCTGTCCGTTATATACAGCATATGCTTCAACTAATTGTGGCCATGTATACACAATATTTTTTGTGGTAATCGGAGCTTCACTTCCTTGAGTCAAATCACCTAGATCAATCATGGAAGATAAAAGTGGATTATCCTGTATCGAGTCAATAATACCACGGATTACCCCAATAAACTCGCTATTCAATTCTTCAGCACTTTCAAATTGAGCAATGAATGCATCCTTAACTGACATCGTAAATGGGGTTATCTCATCATTTGGAAAATCAAATAAATTTCCCTGTAGATGCTGTTTGGCAAGGAACACTTTAGCACCTGCCATGCTACGAGAAAACCTAAATCCACGTTTTTTAGGCAGATATGAATAGTTTGCATCATACTGGAGATCATCTTCACCATCACCGTTAATGTCGATCCCAGTTAATTTCTTTCGATATTCGGTGGTAACTACTTCAATCCCAAGAGGAGTAACTCGATCTCGAAGGGATTGCAGTGCTCGATAAAAACGTTTTTTACTCAGGTAGCCAATGCTCTTATTGTCAGGAACCCCAATATTATTTTTAGTACTGTAATTATTAGATCCCCAAAGTCCAAAAGCCGCATAAATATCACGGTCAATCAATGTACTTCTCTTGGTAAACCCACCATATGAGATACGAACCTGAGTAATACTTCCTAGATTTCCAGTTGGTGTGTCAGTAAATGATTTATATGTGGGAATTCTAACATTGAAAGCTGTTGTTGGGTCTCCATACGAGGATATCTCAAACTCACCGTTCATGCGTCCATCATCAGCACCTTCAATCGTAATGAATACTCGGTCAAAACCTACATGTCCAGTATTACCAATATTTTTCTGGTATATCGGTTCATTGGATGGCACATTGAATCCCATAATAGGTTCAGTGGCAACTATTGTAAGAATTCGAACACCAGCATACGTAACATCATTAAGAGCAACCGCAAGATCTTGATTGGTCACTGCGGTAATAACGTTAGTAATTGGCGTAACTGCATCGGTCATAGAATAATGACGAGGAAAAATGGGAATCTCCACATTGTCATTTCCTAATGTAATGGATCTAGGATGATCGTTATCATCGAAATTAATATCAGCAACTTCTATAACATCTTGACCGGCAAATCGGTGTTCTTCTGATGTTCCACTGGGACTACCATATTCATCGTAGTCAGTCACAGTAAATGTAGCCGACCCCGTAGTTGGATTGTATACGAAATTAACTTCTTCGTCTACCACCTCATTCAAATTAACTTCTGATATGGTTCCGTTATCAGGGTCGATTTCAGATGAAGATGCATCAGCTTGTAGATTCAATCCACTCAAATCCACTTTGACATCGTATAAAAATTCTTTTCGCTTAAGAAAGTCGTAATAATTGAATTCGGTATTCACTTCGGGCCTATAAAAAGCTTTTTCAATAGTTTATAAGAAAAAATAGGGTTTCTGCCCTAGAAATGACCCCAATCGATAGCATCAGGATTAGGATTGATAGTTCCCATAGTAGGAGGGGTTTCATAAAGTTCATCCCAACTCTCGACATTATACAGAATTTCGTCATTAAGTAGGACATTACTGTCTGCATATGCTTTACATTTTTTCCAACTTTGGATAAATGCATTGCTAATAATCATAGCAAAGTAGTTATATGGATCATTTTTCCCACTCTTAGATTTCTCTGGATCAAAATTATGAGCATATTTCAGTACATGCTCAATTGCACGACCTCGGAACTCTTCTTTCCAGTCATCAGTATAATTTCGCCATGATGCTGAACCGAGCATCTTATCAATGATAATCAATACAACTTCAGCCAATTCTCTTGGCATGGGATATGTAGAATCAATATTTTTCTTGAACTTATATGCCATCACTAGATCGGATAGGTATTCTTTCTCAATGCGACCAGTTCGCATGCTCTTAATTCGCTGGTCAAATGTAATTGGTTGAGGTGCGGCCTGTTCTAGCTTTTCCTCATCGGTTAGTTTTTTTCTTCTTGGCATGGATTCTCCGGGCTATTCTAACTTGTCATTGGAAGTCAATTTGTTAACGAATTCAGTTAATGAGTCCACTAACGTCTTATTATTGAAATCCATTAAGTAGAGGATGCAGAATTTTCGGTCCTCACCGAAGTACCATTCCAGTTCCTCATAACACTCAAGAATATATTTCAATTCGTTATCCAGTTTTATGTTAATTCGTCCAACCTTGTTAGCTGCATGCTTTCGATATAACCAAAGCTTAGCAGCAACATGGAACATTGTCTCACCAGAATTGTAATAACGGTAGACTAGAGCTTCTTTCTCGGTAACGTTATCATGAAGAATTACGTTCTCAATTAACTCTCGATATTCACCCGCAAACGTAGCATATGCACCATCTATAAATAGCATTTGATGGATTATATCAACCCATGACATACTGATATCATGGAATACAGCCAGAAATGAAATCGGTAGGGGTGAATCGATAGTTTGATTGCGGATTCTCTCTTTATTCAGCACACTATAATAAGTACTTGAATTATCTCGACTACTATCAATTGTATTGAAATAATCTAAAATAACAGGATTATCACTACGCCTTGGATCAAATTCAAGAACACGTCTGTGCAAAGAAACATGCTTATATCCGATGTCATTATATAAGTATTCATCATTCATATGGTCTCCATGAAACCCCTAAGTCTTTAGCTTAGGGTCTGATAAAAATAATTGTTAAATGATTTAAAAGTTGTGTCGGAACGCAAAGCGTTCTGACACAACCTTTTTCCTGTAGTTAAGCTATGTAAACTGATAAGTTCTTTAGAAGTTCCACCTACTGTACAAAGTCCATGTTTGGGGTGTTTGACTATAGATCCACGTCTGAATCCCATAGATCGAGTAGAGCCATAGGTTCTGCGAAATCCACCAACCGAAGGTTGGAATGCATGTAACTGTCTACGATGAAACTGCATTGGTTTAATCAGTAGCATATCGCTGTCGATAATTGGTTTATTCTGCGTCTGTGACGCAGCTAGAACCCATGAATCGACACAATGTGCATCCCATGTATTCGAAAGTTTTTTAGGATTCTTAGACAGACCGAGTTGCTTACGCATCTCGGCTGTTTCATAACCCTGTTTAGTGATAACTTCTAATCCAATATCAGTTAAATTAGAATAAAACCATCGTTTACCCGTTTCTAACGGGCTAAACGATGTATTCCATCTTGATTTACCTTTGATTGTTCGTGCTTTGATGTCTTCCACTACAACTGTTTGTATTGGAAATATCTGAGTAAGAGATTTAATCAGGTTGAGTTTGACTTGCCACCGAGCTTTGGTGCTCGGTGGAATCCAATCAGTTTTATCCGACACTGATTTACCTTTTCTACATGGGGTATTACGGAAACGTCTCGCTCTGCGAGCGTTCCGTCTGGATTCCAGTGCGTCTTTCACCCACGTCACTGAATCCAACTGTATATTCAATACAGTTTTTGTTTTAGTAACTACAGAAATTCCTTCTTTTTTTGAGCCGGGGTCTACCCCGGCGGTAACTGACTGAATTTTGTTATCAGAAGGTGTTCTGTTCAGTCTGATACAGAAAATACCTTTATGGATAAAAGGCGTTGCATGTTTGGACGCAATGAGTCGCCTTGCCCTTGCAGGGCAAGTTGGCATCAAAGCCTTTCCATTATATACAACACCTACTAACATTATCATTCCTTTTTTAAAATTTGGTCTTACGACCACTCCCTATTTCTAGGGGTATATATACATCCTCGCCACTGACCACCTCAATTGAATCTCTAACTGGACGAGCATCAGAGAGTGATTGTGTTGTCAACACAATGGTTCAGTTTGCTATGCATGTCCCTAACGGGACATGTTCGCACAGGCTAGTCAACAAATTCAATATATCCTACTAAGCTCTCAGTGACTATATCTGATAACTCGGCAAGCCCCTAGGTCTTTAGCCTAGGGGTTGTTGAC